TGTATGATGCACCTATAAATATTCCCGGTAGTATTAAAAATGATAAATCTTATGGTGAGAGTGGTTTTGTTGATGTGCCATTCACTGAACCACCACAATGTATGCCTGACTATTGTAAAGAGAAAAATACAGTTAATGCGTATCGTTCTTACTATATAAAAGAGAAATCAGGTTTCGCAAAATGGAAGCGGAGAAAAATACCGGAGTGGTTTAATGACAGAGAGTTCTCAGGAATATCTCAATAAAAAGATAATTAAGATAGAAAAACAAATTTATTTACATATTGAAAGAATAAATAAAAATAACTCTACAGAAGGATTGTCTGAAATTGAAACGTTTAAAAATCAATTAGTAATGCTGGAGATAATTTTTTCTTACTTGCATAGAAAATTGAAGAAGCTAAACAAAGAATTGGAATCTAAAATATAATGCCAACATATACATTTTTTAATGAATTAGCAGGAACAGAATATGATGAATTTATGTCCATCGCAGATATGGAAAAATTACTAAAAGAATATCCACACATCAAACGGTCATGGGGGCCAGGTAGTGCACCTGCATTAACTGGAGATCACCTTATGGGTGTTGGTCCAAAAAATGATGAAGGGTTCAAAGATTTAATGAAGGGTATTGCTTCTAAACATCCTGATTCTCCAATGGCAGATAAGTATGGAAATAGTAAGAGCATTAATCGATTGAAATCAGAAAGCATCGTTAATGAACATAGAAAGAGAAAATAATGGCTTCTAAGAAAGTTACAAAAGAAATTGGAATTTCCAATCTAATTTCTGTCAAACCTATAACAGACAACCAAAAAATTGTGTTTGAATCTTGGAAAAAAGGACAACATCAATTTTTGTATGGCGCAGCAGGAACAGGAAAAACTTTTATATCTTTATATCTTGGTTTGCAAGATGTATTAGATTTACAAACTGCATATGATAAGGTTATCATAGTTCGTTCTTTAATACCTACAAGAGAAATTGGTTTTCTTCCTGGCGATGAAGAAGATAAATCTGCATTGTATCAAGTTCCGTATCAAAATATGGTTCGTTTTATGTTTCAAATGAATAATGAACAGGCATTTAATGGTCTATACGATAAACTAAAATCACAGGGTTCTCTATTCTTTTTGTCAACTTCTTTTCTGAGAGGATTGACATTTGATAACTCACTGATTATAGTAGATGAATGTCAGAATCTAAATTTTCATGAACTAGATACTATTATCACTAGAGTTGGACAGGATTCCAGAATTGTTTTCTGTGGAGATTTTGGTCAATCTGATTTACAAAAAGTAAATGAGAAGAATGGGCTTTATAATTTTTTAAAGATTTTACAACAGATGGATGTATTCAATTGTATGGAATTCAATATAGGAGACATCGTTAGATCTGGTTTTATTAGAGACTATCTTATTAATAAAATAAAAATGGGTTTACATCTTGAATAAAATTTATCTAAAACCAACACAAAAAGGAGAAATAAAAAATGTCTTATAAACTATCGTCAAAATCAAGAATGCGGTTAGAGGGTGTCAATCTAGATTTGGTTGATGTTGTTGAATATGCTATTGAAGTGACAGAAGTCGATTTCGGTGTTATTCAAGGACTTAGAACTTTAGAAGAACAAATAGCACTTGTTGCTAAAGGTGCGTCTAAAACTATGAAGTCTAAACATCTAGAAGGAAATGCTGTAGATTTGATGGCATATATCAATGGTAGAGGTTCTTGGGAACTAAATGTCTATGATGAAATTGCAGATGCTATGAAGACTGCTGCAATTAAATTGGATGTTGGTGTTCGTTGGGGTGCTGCGTGGAGTGTATCAGATATTCGTGATTGGGATGGTACTATGGAAGAAGCAATGCTAAGTTATGTTGATCTTCGTAGGTCACAGGGTCGCCGCCCGTTCATTGATGGACCACATTTTGAGTTGATTTAATGATTGAAACAAATTATGCATTGAATACAATATTTTTTCTAATATCGGGTGCAATGGTAATGTGGATGGCAGCAGGATTTACTGCTCTTGAAGCTGGCTCGGTTAGAACCAAAAATGTTACAGAAATTTTAACAAAGAATGTTGCATTATTTTCAGTAGCATCTATTGCATTTTTGTTTTTAGGTTATGAGATAATGTATGGATGGACTGAGCCAGATACACATTCAATGTATGCCGATTTCTTTTTCCAAATGGTATTTGTTGCAACTGCAATGTCTGTTGTTTCAGGTGCAGTTGCAGAAAGAAAGAAACTATGGTCATTTCTGATATTTACTGCTATATTTTCAGCGGTTATTTATCCACTTGAAGGTTCTTGGACTTGGGGTGGTGGATTTTTAAGTGAACTAGGATTTTTTGATTTTGCTGGTTCTGGCATTGTTCATATGGCTGGTGCTGCAGCTGCACTTGCATCTGTGATTATGATAGGCGCTCGTGATGGAAAGTATGACAAGAATGGAAAACCGAAAAACATTCCCGGTTCAAATATGCCCCTTGTTGCACTAGGCACATTAATCCTGTGGTTAGGTTGGTTCTTCTTTAATGGTGGTTCTCAACTAGCATTTTCTACCATTGATGATGCAAATGCATTAGGTAAAATCTTTGTTAACACTAACATGGCAGCTGCCGGTGGATTGTTGGGTGCTATGATTGTATCTAAACTTTGGACAAAAAAAGTCATTCTCAATGTAACTCTAAATGGAGCATTGGCAGGATTGGTAGTTATTACTGCTGACCCGTATTCACCAAGTCCAGAATTTGCAGTGCTTTATGGTGCGTTGGGTGGTGCATTAATTCCAATGTCTATGACACTTCTTGAGAAATGGGGTATTGATGACCCTGTTGGTGCTATCTCTGTACATGGTACTGCTGGTATACTTGGATTACTATTGGTTCCAATCTTTAACATAGATGCAATATTGATGATTCAATTACTTGGTATTAGTGTTATTGGTGGATTTGTATTTACAACTTCTCTAGGCACATGGTGGGTGTTGGACAAAACTATTGGTATTCGTGTAGGTAAAGAAGAAGAATTGGTTGGTTCTGATATGTATGAAGGTACAGGAAATGCTTATCCAGAATTTATGGATAAATAAATTAACAAAGGCTTGAAAAATAAATAATGTTTAATCATGTAGAGGTAGAGTTGCAACCTTTAACGGCAACTAACAATAATGGTGTACGTTTATACAATACACCAGAGGGTAACAAATACCCATCAATCACGACAGTTCTGTCAATTCGTAATAAAAAAGGATTGATGGAATGGCGTAAACGAGTTGGTGAAGAGGCTGCAAATAATATTGCAAGAAAGGCATCTTCCAGAGGTAACAAAGTTCATCATATGTGTGAGGACTATTTAAATAATAAGGATATTGAACATCATAAAAAAGAGTTTTTTCCTTGGTGTATTTTTACTGAAATGAAAAATAAATTGTTATGTAACATAAATAATATATATGCACAGGAGTGCGGTTTGTATAGTGATAGTTATAGAATTGCTGGTAGAGCAGATTGTATTGCAGAATACAAAGGAAAATTATCTATTATAGATTTTAAAACTTCAACTAAAGAACGCACAGATTTATGGAATGAAAATTATTATATTCAAGGTGCTGCATACGCTGAGATGTTTGGTGAGAGAACGGGAATAGTCGTTGATCAAGTGGTAATACTTGTAGTTACAGAAGATGGAACAACACAAGAATTTATAAAAAAGAAATACGAATATCTTCCATTACTTACTGAGACAATAAAGAAATGGGAAGAAAAAAATGAAATACTTAATCATAACATTGACGATAATGTTGGGACTGTTGCTGCCTAATTTATCATATTCTCAAAGTGGTGAGGTTATACCTTGGCCTTCACCAGAGAATCTTACACCACCTGAAGAACCACCACAAAACAATAATATGTTTCCAATATGGGCTCCCGGTGATAAGGTAGATACTAGGGTACTTTGCAAAGATAAAGAAACGATAAGAAAAATTGTCTGGGCTGATAAGCGTGACAAAGCAAATCTTATGGATTTATTGAATAAATTTGTGCAAAGTGGAATTTGTATGGGACTCCATAGACCAGTTCAATTTACAGTTGAAGACTTGCATTATCAATATAAGGATTCTGATGGTGTTGATACAGTTGTAATGAAAGTATTTAAACAAGTGGAAGATAAAGTAATAAATGGATATCTTATAGTTTATGGTACAATATCTCCGTCAATTTAGAAAAAAGACTTGACACCAAGACCAAAATTTAGTATACTTTATATATGGTTTGGGAAAAGAATATTTTGTTTTTACCAAAAAAAGATAAAGAAATTTAGAAAAAAGACTTGACACCAACACATAAATTTGATATACTTTATATATGGTTGGGAGAAAGAAAACAGAAGTGGTTATAGTTGTATGAAGTGAGTTGGATGCATTGCGGACGGCGGTTCGATTCCGCCCAGCTCCACCAAAAACAGTTTAATAATATGAAGACTTTTTTTGATGGGGCTGACAAGGTTTCGACGTGGTGAAAGAAGGCGAACAGACAACTCGACAGGCGAATGTCGTAAAACTAGCAAAACCTATAAACGCCAACGATGACGTTTACTTTGAAGACTTTGCACTAGCTGCATAGATTTTCACGGGGTATGAGTACCACCTTGTTATATAACGGGCTCACTTTTAATGAATTACTAATGTGGTAATTCAAATTTGTCATTAAAATGGAGAAAATTTATTATGACTACTGAAACTCAAGCACAACGTGTGATTAATGTACTCAAGAATGGTGTAGAATTGACTGCTAAGCAGATTACTGCCCGTTATGGTGTAAAGAATGTTCGTGCTGTTATCAGTCAACTTCGTTCAGAAGGATATGCTATCTTTTTGAATAAGCGTGTGAGTTCTTTTGATGGTGAGACATATTCTAAATACCGTCTTGGAACACCAACAAGGGCAACAGTCGCCGCAGGTTTTGCTGCATTGCGTACTGCGTAACTTTTAATTAGAAGTTGGCCCTGTTTATTCAGGGCCATTTTTAAGGATATAATGATGCCATTGAAGACAGCTAAAACTTTCTCATTGAACATTGAGAAAATTGTGCTAGAAAAAAACATCACTCATATGGATGCAGTACTTTGGTATTGTGATAAAGAAGGTATTGAACCTGATACAATTAATTCACTTGTTTCAAAATCACTCAAAGAAAAGATTGAAGCAAACGCAAGAGAATTGAATTTTTTACCAAAATGTGCTCAATTACCTGTATAAAGGTATTGACATTGACCCCTAAATATAGTATTATTGATAATGTTGCATCTATGGAGAATTACCAAGTGACTGACCAAGAACATCACACCGAGAATTTCTTTCAAGCTAAGTATGAAAAGCTTTTAGAAGATACAAAAAGTGAACAGATTGAGATGATGTATCTCAAGAAAGAAAATAATGAATTGAGTGAGAAAGTAAAAAATCTCGGTTCTCGCCAACCCAGTTGGCCAAAAGGTTATCGTCCTGCACGCCCGGATGGTCCTCGTCCACAAAAAGATAAACTTAATCGACGATAATTTAATAACGCTGGATTAGCTCAGCAGGTAGTAGCAGTTGCTTTGTAAGCATCAGGTCGGGAGTTCGATTCTCTCATCCAGCACCAAATTTAATTGCGGGTGTCGTATAATGGTTATTATAAGAGGTTTCCAACCTTTTGATGTCAGTTCGATTCTGTCCACCCGCTCCAACTTTTGAGAAATGTTATGAGTATGAGTAAAAAATTGAAAGATAATGTAGATTTGCAATATCATATCTTGGATTGTTGGCGTCTTACTGAAGAGATTGATTTTTTGTCCGAATCTATTTTAGAAGAAACATTGAAAAAGGAAGATATTGTTGATGTATTGAAAGGTTTAAAAATTACTTATGAAAGGAAATTTGATCTTTTGTATAGTCAATGGCGTGAAGATTGGCTTGAAAAATGAAAATTAAATTGATATCTTATTCACAGTTGCCAGCAATTAGTGGTTTGCAAAATGATTTACAACAACTGATTGCATATTGTGCACGAGTGTCAAATCCAAGTAATCAAACGAATGAAGATACTTCTGATAAACTTATCAAGTATCTTATAAAGAACAAACATTGGTCACCGCTTGAAATGGTAAGTGTTTGTTTGGAGATTGAAACTACAAGAGATATTGCGAGACAAATGTTACGTCATCGTTCATTTTCATTTCAAGAATTCAGTCAGCGATATGCTGACCCAACGAAAGATTTTGCAAAAACCGGGTTTAGTGGAATGGAGTTTGTTACTAGAGAAGCAAGATTACAAGATTCAAAGAATAGACAGAACAGCGTTGCGCTGGATTCAGATAATGATCTACATGTGGCATGGAAAATCAAACAGCTGTCTATTATTCATGAGTGTAAACTGGCATACAGCTGGGCGATAGATAATGGCATCGCAAAAGAACAGGCTCGTGTAGTTCTTCCTGAAGGACTAACCATGTCTCGTATGTATATGAATGGCACACTGCGTAGTTGGGTTCATTACATTGAATTGCGAACCGCAAATGGAACACAGAAAGAGCACATGGAAGTTGCAAAGTATTGTGCATTTGAAATTGCTAAAATTTTTCCTTTAATGAATGAGATTATTTGATTATGGCTCTGATGCCAATTTATTACACCACTAACAATACTCGTAAACGAAAGAAGTCAAAGAAGAAAGTTGTTACTGCAACAAAATTAGACCGAAGTAAACTTACTGGTGCTAGTATTTTTGTTGCATCATACAAACGTGAGACAATACATATACCAAGTAAAAGTAGTGGAATTGGTAATACAGAATTGAAAGACAATAGTTATAAACTAGAAGTCTCAAAAAACTATACTATTGCCCCTGCCTATAACAAAGGTGCATATCAAGTTATAGGAAAGGACAACATCAAAGATATTGGACGTTAAAATGAACGCAGTTGAAATACCTGTTTTCCCAGCAGGCGTATTGAAAATTTATAATAACCCAAAACCGCCTGTTATTCCTTCTATGGAAGAATTTGAGTTTAATCAACAAGTAATCTCAAATCCAGATACTACACAATTTTTGGAAGCATCAAACATTATTGACCATGATGGTCTAGCAGATTTAAAGATTTGGTTGGAAGAATGTGTAAAGGATTATCTTGATAATGTAATGACATTGGATTATCGCGATTTCTGGATTCATGAGAGTTGGTTGAATAAAGCTGAACCCGGCAGTTCACAAAGTATGCATAATCATGGTAATTCTCTTATCAGTGGTGTGTATTATGTTTCATCTTTAAAGGAACATCCACCACTAGTGTTTGAGAAGATGCCTTCAAACTCTGATCCGTTTTTCTCATTGAGAAAACACTATGGTAAGGCAAATGCAAACTTTACAAACAAACTCGCCATGCCTTGCACTCAGGGTTCTTTGATTATGTTTAACTCATACCTGTTTCATGGTTTTGGCCAAAACGTTACAGACCAATCCAGAGTAAGTCTTGCATTTAACGTGCTTGCTAATCTAACAGAAAAAGATGCATATCGTATTGACTTTGTAAAGAACGAGCGCTGGCTGAACACTGAGGACGCAACAAACTATAGTGTAGACACTGATGGTTCTGATGGTTTAATTCAAAGACGTATGTCTAAATGAAAAAATCTATAGTTCTTGGTAATGGTGAATCTCGTAAATGGTTTAATCATGATTATTTAGATTATGCTATTGCAAACATAGAAACATGGGGATGTAATGCAATCTATCGTGATGGTAGAGTAAATAATCTTGTTGCAATGGATTATGCTATGCAACAAGAAATCTATATGTCAGGGTATCCAATTCATAATAAATGTTGGTTTGCGAATTGGAATAAAGTACCAATACAGGCTGCAGAAATGATGTTGTTGGGATTTGGTATTTCCAGTGAATTTGTTCATTGGCCAATGTCATGGCTTGCGAAAGAAGTTAATTCTAAATTAGAATGTGTTATATCAGGTAAAGATCCAGCCATTCTTGGAGATAGAGTATGCGAGATGATGAAAGAATTTCCTCATCTTGATATAAAAGATTTAAAACTCAAGATGGAAAAGGACATGGGTATTTGGATAACTCCTGTACAAGAAAAAGATTATGTAGAGAAAATACAGGGTTATTATGGTTGGTCAGCAGGAAATACAGCATTATCTCTTGCTTGTGAAGGAGGTGCTAAAGAAATATATTTGTTAGGATTTGATTTAAGCGATTATAACTTATCATTTAACAATATTTACAAAGGAACAGATAATTATCTTCCTAATAGTGCAAAGGGTTTTAATCCTGCAAATTGGATTGTTCAAATGACTAATGTATTTGAACAATATCGAGATAGTGTTTTCTATTGGACAGACAGTTCTTGGGAATCATGGGCAGATAAATTTATGCCAAAAAATGTTAAACATATAGACAAGGATGAATTTATGGATAAAGTAGGGATTTTTTAATAAAAAGAGTAAACAAACTATTGACAATACACTTTCATTATGATACTATAAAACAACATACATTAACATATATTAACATACGCAAATAAGGAGACACATATGTCATTTGCTTCAATGAAGAAAAAAAGTAACCTTGATGATCTTTTGGGTGCTGCCCAAAAAGAATCTTCACCACAAGATAAAAAGTCCTATAAAGACGAACGTCTATGGAAACCCACTATGGATAAAACAGATAATGGATATGCCGTTATTCGTTTTCTTCCTGCATCAGAAGGTGAAGATCTTCCTTGGGTGAAGATTTGGAATCATGCTTTTCAAGGCCCAACAGGTCAATGGTATATTGAAAATTCACTAACTACACTTAGTCAAAGCGATCCTGTATCTGAATACAATTCCAAACTTTGGAATTCTGGTGTAGAATCTGATAAAGAAATTGCTCGTAAGCAGAAACGCAAGTTGCAATATTATTCTAACATCTATGTTGTTACTGATTCTGCACATCCAGAAAATGAAGGTAAAGTTTTTCTCTATCGTTATGGTAAGAAAATCTTTGATAAAGTAATGGAAGCAATGCAACCTGCATTTCAAGATGAAGTCGCAATCAATCCTTTTGATTTTTGGAATGGTGCAAATTTTAAATTGAAACTTCGTAAGGTTGATGGTTATTGGAATTACGATAAATCAGAATTTTCAGCACCATCTCCATTGTTAGAAGATGATGGTGAATTGGAAAATGTCTATAAAAAGATTTATCCTCTTTCAGAGTTTACTGCATCTACAAACTTCAAATCATATGAAGAACTGAAAAATCGTTTTGAACTGGTTCTTTCTGGAGTCACTGCTGTTTATACAGTTGCAACTCTTATGGAAGACGAACCAACCGCATCTGTAAAAATTGACACGAAGGCAGAACCCAATCCTGTTCCAGCTGTCAGTGATGATGATGAAGATGACGCAATGTCATATTTTCAGAAATTGGCAGAAGAAGCCTAGAGAAGTTCTGGACCCGAACTATTCGGGTCCAGTTTTCTTAACCGTCTAGAATACTACTATAACTAAACGGTGCACTGATAGGCACAGGATTTCCAGAATGAATAGTGGTGCTTGATCTTGCATCTGTTGGTGCATTCACAA